TCTATTCTACTGATCATCCCCTTCACGGCAAAGAAGTGATTGAGATGAGGTATATGACCGCAAAGGACGAGGATATTCTAACTTCTCCTGCTTTGCTCAAGAACGGCGTAGCAATTGATAGGTTGATTGAAAACCTTATTATTGATAAAAATGTTACCGCAAATAATTTGCTCCTTGGAGATAAGAACGCTGTAATTCTGGCAGCAAGGATTTCGGGATATGGTGAGCAATACGAAGTAAATGTCAGATGCCCCTCTTGTAAAGCAACGATAGAACATTCATTTGATTTGTCTCAGATTCCACACAATCATGGTATTCAGCCGAATGAGAATGATAATGTTTCTTTAACAACTGAAGGCACATTCCTTGTGACACTTCCTAAAACTCAGTTTAATGCTGAGTTCAGATTGTTAAATGGAGAAGACGAAACTTACATTGAGCAATCAGCTAGCAAGTTAAAGAAGCTAAACCTTCCAGAGGCAACATCAACAACTTTGTTAAAACAGCTTGTTGTGTCAATTAACGGAGTAAATGTGCCCTCTGAGATTGCAAACTTTATCGACAACATGCCTGCACAAGATGCTCGTTTCCTTCGGGCTTGTGTCACAACTGTAACTCCAAATGTTGATATGACTCAGAGCGTTAAGTGTATGTCTTGCGGAACGGTATCCGAAATGGCGGTGCCGTTTACTTCGGAGTTTTTTTGGCCTAACTGATGAGTATATGGCGGAGGTGTATGAGCACTTCTTCTATTTAAAAATGCATGGAGGTTGGAGTTTTATCGAAGCTTATAATCTTCCAGTTAGGCTACGAAACTGGTTTGTCAAAAGATTGTCTGATCATTTTGAAGAGCAAAACAAAGCATTCAAAAAAGCTTCAAGAAAAAGCTGATAATAAAAACGGGCATTTATGCCCGTTTCTTTTTGTGTGAAACTATTTATAAGAGATAAGTATATTTGGAGGTCTATACAATGAAAGAACCAAACGATTTGGTGCCCATTGAAATCAATTTAAATCCCAGCGAATCAGACTTACTTAATGAAAGTTGGCTTGCCATGATGGGCGGAGCAATCGAAACGGTTTTGGCAGGAATGTTTGGTGGACGCTCCGTGCCAGTAAAGATCTCTGGTACAAGAAAACAAGTAGATTCTTTTAAGAATGCTCTTGGCAATGAGGCAAGATATCTCAAAGCTATGAAACGCTATGGGCTGGATAAGCCTGAAACACTTAGAACAAAGGCACAGCTTGACCGAGCGATTAAATCTTTTGAACGAGACACTCGTATCAAGTGGCCATTTAAGTAGGAGGGTTATAAATGGCTGATCACTTAACGCCCGAAGAAATAACTGCACGATACGCGGCAAAGGCTGAAGCACTTGAAGCTGAAGCAGCAGCAGTAAAAGATCTTTATGGTGAAAATGAGAGATATTTTCAACTTCAAGTTAAGATAAATGAGGTTCTCAAAGAGGGTGCTGTACGAAACGGTGAATATCTCAACTCCGCCAAAGACTTTGAAGAGGGGGTTCGACTATCCACCGAAGCGCTTGAAGCTCACAGGAAGGAGCAAAAAGCCGCCGCCGAAGCAACAGAACTATCCAAACAAAAACTCCAAGCTTTTGACGACGCTCTCAAAAGAAATATAAAAACCTTAACAGGTGTCACTGATGCTTCTGATAGTTTAGTTGGCTCTTTCCTTAGTCAAGCAGACGCGGGGCAAAGAGCCTTAGAGGTTCTCCAAGAAACTATCACAGCACAAAATGTTGGTATCTCTATTGCTCGTAAGTTTGCCGAGGGCACCATTGACCTAATGAAAGCCACTGACTCAGCCACTGCTGGGTTTGCCAAGGCAACCGGATTAGGAAATTCTTTCAACTCTCAGATTCGCGAATTGGAAGAGTCTAACCGACAATTTGGCGTAACTATTGAAGAGTCGGCTCAATCCTTTGCCACCCTTATTGATGGCTTGTCTGGTTTTGCGTTAATGGGCGAGGATGTTCAAAATGCCTTAGTGACAGAGGTTGCTCAATTACAAGAACTTGGAGTATCTGGTGCTGACGCTACAGGCGTTATTCAAAGTCTGACAAGAACTTTTGGAATGAATGCTCAACAAAGCATTGCCCTAACGCAAGAAACTGAAACACTTGCTCAAGAGCTTGGAATATCTTTAGGCGAGGCTGTTAACAATCTCAACGCAGCATTGCCTCAATTAGCATCTTTAGCGAAAGATCAAGTTGGTCCAGCATTTGAAGCTTTACAAAAGAGAGCAGTTGAGACAGGATTGGCTGTTAACGATTTAATCGGCATCGCAGGAAGATTTGACACATTCGACTCCGCAGCGACCGCAGCAGGTAATCTAAACGCTGTCCTCGGCACACAGATGTTTGACACCATGGGGCTGCTCGAAGCACAATTAGAAGGACCAGACGCAGTTATCGAACAACTACGCCAAGGGCTATTAGGCTCAGTTAGCAGCTTTGAAGAACTAACAGTGTTCCAAAGAAAAGCAATCGCAAACGCAAGTGGTCTTAATGAACAAGAAATACGAGGTCTGTTCCTTTCTGAGGAAGTAACTGAGGAGCAAAAAAGACAAGCGGAGGAAAGAGAGAAAAATCTTAAGTTTGCAATGACTCTTAAAGATGAACTACTTGCCCTCGCAAGAGAATTGTCTGTCGCACTTCAACCTTTGATGGATTTGGCAAAATCGCTTATTAGTGGATTTGCTTCAATAACTAAAGCTGTTAAAAACATTCCACTTGTTGGAGATCAGATCGCACCCGCCGTGACAGTGGGAGCCGGAGCTTTAGCTGGCGGACTTGTTAATAAGGTTTTAAAAGCAGTTGGTCTTAAGAAAGGCGAAGCACCTACCACATCAGATGGTATACCGTTAGTTCATGTTGACAACCTCGAAGAAGACGATGGAGGCGGCGGCGACGACGACGGCGGACTCCTGGGAAAACTTGGCAGCTTCTTTAAAGGTAAATTTGCTGACAGCAAAATTGGACAAGCGTTCTCAGGCTTAAAAACTAAATTAGGTAGCATGGGTAAGCTTGGTAGGTTTGCAAAATTCGGAGGAAAACTTGGAGCAAGATTAGTTCCAGGTCTTGGGCAGGCGTTGATGGCAAAAGATGCTCTTAGCCTTGTCGGAAAAGCGTTCCAAGACGGCGGTGGTATTGCTGGCACGGGTCCGGTGCCAATTACAGCCCATGGCGGCGAGGTTGTTGTTCCTGTTCAGAAAACACCAGCAGCGAGTAACTTAGCAAATATGGTTGCCGAGAGGACCATGGATAGCTCTGCTATGAACAATCTTGCCAAAGAAATTAGAAACCTTAACAATCGTCCAATTCAAGTTAACTCGACAATTGAGATGGATAACAGAGAGTTTGGACGTTCAGTTAATAAGCACTTTG